CGGCATTTCCGCCACGGCAGCCAAAAAGTCATTCTGCGGTACACTATATTTTTTATTGCGTTCAATAAATACTTGTTCTTCTTCCGGTGTTAGTAACATCTACTAACCCCTCCTAATAATCTAAGTGCAAGATGCCACTATCGTCAGAATTATCATCGTCGCCAGCAGCACTGTTGGCGGTAAATAGTGGTTGCGAAAGAGACTCGTTTAATTTATGCTCGCGGGAATATCGGCTACCCCTCACCGTTGCATATGCATCAGCGTAAGTCTGCGGGTTTATTCCTGTTTTCGTACGGACAAGCAAATCAAGCGCTTCCTGCGCAAAAGCATCCCCGCTTTCAATGTCACGGCCAATTTGCGATAAAAACTGGTTTACCTGCCTCCAGTCGCCATTCCAGCCGATACGCTTAAAACCTATTTCTGCAAGGCTTACAACGTTATACCCAAAGGCGTTTATTAATCTTTGTTTCTCAGCATTGTTTTGAGCGGTGAAGAATAGAATTTGCCCCTTATTTTTACGTTCAGTCTCAATAAGTTCTATCGCACGTTCATACCTTGCAGCGCCTTTCACGCCCTCTTTATCCAGGCGGTCTTTGATTTCGACAATAAGCAGGTCATTTTTTTGTTTGTCGCTACGACTACTTCCTTTATACGGGCCGTTAATGTCCAAATACTCCTGCCACTTTTTATCAGCAACATTGCTTTCTTGATCAGTGATTTTTCTCTCGATTTTGTATGCCTCGTCAGAGTAACGCAGGTATTGCTCGGGCGTAAGGTACTGGGCATAGTTTTCGACGTCTTGCTGCGTAAGCGTGCCATTTGCTATTAAACGGTTAAGCTGCGCCCGTGCCGGTATGCTCTCTGCCTCTCTAGCCGCTTTTTCTATGCCAGCAAGCAAGTTGCTTTTTTGATACGGCTGCAAGCCCGAATTACGGATTATATCCGCTTTCTCGGCAATATCTGTCACACCTGCCAGGGCATTTTGCACCCTAATTAGTTCATCGTGCTCCGCCTGCGCCTGCATCTGCCGCCTGCGTAAATACTCAATCCGCAGCTGCTGCTCGAGTTTCAGCAGATATTCCTTCGACACTCTTTGCCCGCCACCGTAATCACCCCGATAATCGCCGAGGTGCAGATGCAGGCCGCTCCCGGCGTCGTGGTACAGTACTTCTTGCCAGCCGATTGCTTTAGCCACATCAATGACTTTGGCCACCCGGGGGTCATCGGCGGACAGACGGTTGCCGTTTTCATCAGCCAGGTATATATCCACAGCATCACCACTGTCGTGCCAGGACCGGCCGTCACCGTTTCGTTTGCCTGAAGTTATTTCCGGGCTTAGGCCCATTGCCTTTAACTGGTCCCAAATTTGCACCGTGCCGGCCCTAGTCTTTTTACTGACATCCCGCCAGTTAGGGTTATCAGCGCTGGAAAAAACAAGTTTGCTCTCGTCAATGCCGCCTTTGTTTTGCACAGCGGCCAGGGCGGCTTCAACGCTGCCATACTGGTCCAGCAAGGCCTTAGCCTCTACCTTGATTTGGGTATCCTGGATTTTGTCCGTAATATGCAGGTTGTATTTTGACCACGTGTTTGGGTCAAACTCGCTGCGGTACTTATCAAGGTATGCCTTGGCAGCTTCCGGGTCCTGGGCCAAAATGTTCTCCAGTCTTGCAGTATGGGCCTTGGATATTCTTTCGACGGCTTTTTGTTTGACTACAGATTCACCATACACACCGTAAACCGTCCATAAGGCGTCATATAGAGCGGTTTTTTGCTCTTCAAAAGCTTTGTCGGTCGTCGCCAAGGCCATGGTGTCGACGATTAGGTCGGCATCGGCTTGGGCCTTTTCAATTTTTGCCGTCCTAAGTTCCCTTGCTTCATACGCCGAAACGTCGTACAATGCCGAGTCAATCCGCGGGAAAACCTTGGCCTTAAACAGTTCGCGCTGCCGGTCATTATCCAGGCCTGCCATATACTTGTTGGCTAGCTCCTGCAACTTTTGCTCGCTTTGTTTATATATTCCGTTTGCGTCAAGACCCTTTTTGGTGAACACGCCAGTCTGTTGGTCATACAGTAGATTGCGCTGCTCTTCGGTAAACTTGGATAAAGCGTCAAAAACTTTGGTCTGGTTCAGCTCCTCCTGCATCTCCATTGCCCGGCGGTGGAGCAGTTCGGCAACATCCCCCATTGCCTGGCCTAGGCCGGCCTGCGCCTTGGCAGTACCTACGCCAAAGGCCATTGGATCAGCATTAGGCGAGTAGCGCACGCTAGGGAGCGGTGCAGTATTTACTTGTCGCTCATATACAGGCACTCTCGGCAATTACGACACCCCCTAATACCTATTCATAGCCTTTAAATCGCCCATGCCGACGTAAGAGTTACTTGTCGATATCTTCGTCTTCGGATAATTCTTCCGATATACCAACCACTTATCGGCCACAGACGCCGCTCCGGTCAGCAGGCTACCTATCGCATTGTATCGGCCCATAATCCGCGCGTTTGCGGCGGCTGCACTGTTTTGCGCCGCATCGGCATAGTAATTCTGCGCCTGCGCCAAATAGCCGTATTTTTCAAGCTGGGCGTTATAGCGAATTGTCGCCGCGTCAAGTTCGCTTTGGTAAGCAGTGTCCTGCAATATGTCCAGCGGGCTACCGGAAGTTATTGCCGTGCCCTGACTTGCAAGCGCCGCCCTTTGCGCGGCTTTCATTGCTGCGGCTTTACGGCGCAGTTCCTGCTCCCGCTCAAACCCGCGCTCGGATGCATCCTGCGCTTGTCTTGTGGCTAGTTCCGCATTGCGCTTATTCATTTGCTCCTGGTACTCATACATATTCGCCGTCGCCTTGGCTTGCTGGTTGGCGGCTGCGACAGTAGTAATAGCGCCCAGCGCTTGCAGGCCCATACTCAAGTTTTGCATTACTCCGGCTACTGCCGGTAAGCACATAGCATTAACCCCCTTTCTCCATCCAGAACCGGTGAAACGGCAGCCTTTCCACTCCATACGTCGCTGCCGGTTCAAACTTAAACCCGCAAAACTTCAGCCAGGCTATCGAGAGCACATTCCTGGCATCAACATAGTTTTCCAGGTAGCCGTACCTATCAAGCATTAACTGTACAAAATACCGGCTATGCCGGACAAACGGTAGCCAAATATCTCGGATTTCATCCGAACCTAATAGCCAGGGCGACGCCCCACCATCGGTAAACGGCGCCGCCCCGAAGATGGCAATTACTTTATCATTGTGTATGATTGAAAAGGCCGGGTCAGACATGCCAAGCGACAGTTTCAGGGCATGGTACCCACTCAGATGATGCGACGCCCAGACCTCGTCCAGGTCTGCCTGCCTGAGCCTGGGCGCCAGTTCATCTACATGCTCATATGTAGCATCGGTTACATAAGTGTTACCCGAACGAACGTAAATTTTAGCCACCATGCGTCACCTTCGGTATTACTGCCAGGACGGTAATCGGCAGCGGATCGGTCTGCCTGATAAACACCCGTCCGCCTTTGTCATAACCTCCCTGCAACGTAATTTTTTTGTCACCGGTAAAGAGAGCGATTGGTTCGCCCCATGCCTCAGTCGCCCGCATCTTGATCTCGTCCAGCTTGTCCGGGTTAGGCCCTACCCAGCCGCCCCGCGTGTTCTCCAGGCGCAGCGTAACTTCGGATATCTTTTTCTCCCTGCCCTGTGCGGTGCCGTCGCTAAGGCTATATTCGATGTTCAACGTCTCCAGGTCACAGGTGTATGGCAGCCCTACCTGGACCCGGGAAGCAGGATAGTCAATGTGTATTTGCCCGTTTGTTACTGTTTGCCGTGGCAACACGTTGCCGTCAGCCAAGATGGCAACCTCACGGCCTTCCAGATGTTCAAGGCCGGAAAATACGGTTGCCGCCGGACCGTCATACGACAGGCCACAGTCAACGAAAAAGGCTTTGGTAACATCTGCGCCAGGCAGGCGCTCAGTCAGTCTTTCAACATAGCGCTTGTCGCCGCGCTTTACGACAAACCAAATTTCGTTTCTGTCGGTGCCGGATATGGCGCAGACACTTTCAAATTGGCCGTCAGTATCATGCCGATGCCAGGCCCAGACTTCGTGCTCTCTTAAGTATGTCAGGCCCAGCAGCATGCCGTCGTCCCTCACCGCCCAAACAATGCTGTCCGGTTCCTGCTGATAGTCCCAGTCAACGATTTTATGCCCTTGAAACAGGTGTCGCGACAATACCGACAGGTCCGCACCAGTAAAGCCGTCCACACTGATGTCATAGCCCAGGTCGCGCACGGTAGCGCCTTTTTCCTGGACAAAAATAACCCGGTTGCCGATAATCACTGGGTCAACGGCCGCCGATCCGCGGTAGCCCTGCACCTGGGCGTTAAATTTGTCGGGAGTTAACACAGCGTTCTGACCGCCGGCGCTGATTTTCCATTCAGCGGTTGACGTGAACACAACTAGGTCATTGAGTGGGATAATTGCGAGTATTTTACTTACCTGGCGCGACGCCAATGTCCGGGTGATAGCATCATCGTCCTTGACCGGCACCGACGTGCCGAAGTTGTTATAATCACCTACCTTCGACAGCCAGAGCGTCTGTGGTTCATACGAACTACAGGCAAAGACCAGCCTGTCGCCAGGATAAAACGCCACGCATGACGGATAACCGCGCACTTTTGACCAAGCGCCCTCTGCCCAGTCCTTGGTGGCTTCCGTACTGCCAAACGCTTTTTTAACCACAGCCGTCACATGCTGGGCGTCAGTGTAGCCCGTCACCTGTGCCCAGCCCTCGTAATAGGTCATCGCTCCTTCCAGAAGGATATAGCCCTGATATTGCGGCGTGTTGTCCTTGTTTATCTGGGTAAACGTCGTACTGACCAGCCGCATACGGACAGGTTCATCAACCTCACCGCTTACCGAGTAATTTTTATCTTCGTTGCCGGAAAAGGTCCTTAGCGCCTTCCATGTTCCAGTGGTTTCATCGTACCGCTCAAGCGTAAAACTGCCGCGCCAATAGCCGGACGTTTCCAGCCGCCAAGCGGAATAAACCATGATTTCCATGGTGTCATTATCACTGCATTTTTCCCAATGTGTAGAGTCCTGATCAGGCGGAGTGTTGCTGGTAACGTCGCTTAGGCAAAAATACATTTTGCCGTCATATTTGACGACGTTATTGCGCTTGTATGCCGTACCGCTCACCCACGCCGGCGCGTTAGGATAGCCCCAACATCTTTGCGACGCTACGGTATGCCCTAACTTCCACAGCGCCCCGACATGGTCAGGCAGAAAAACATCATCCGACTCCGACGCCGTTAGTGTCACTGTCCCGGTTGTAGCTGACGCGGCAATAGTGGTGTCGGTCGCGTTCATGGGCAAATATGGCCCGTCTTTATATTCAAAGTCTGCCAGTGTCCAGTCGGTATGTCCACGCCTGGACAATGTTTTCGGCGGATATTTGGGGTGGCAAATATAGAGTACATCCGCCGATTGGGTAAATTTCAGCTGCCAAATTTCATCCTCAGTAAACTGTGTCGCCACTTCATACGGCGAACCGTTCAACATAATCTGCCCGCCGTTCATGTAAAAACGGATGTACTGGTGGCCAAACTCCAAGACATATGCCTGCTCGATGGAAAACTGAAACGGCACAAGCCGGCATTTTTTATCGTTATACTTTGCACTCGCGATATACTCCGTCCCGGGGCGGTTTGATGCCCCGCCATGAGCGTGAACAAAGAAGTTGCGCATGGTCCTGGCGCCTACCGCATACTTTGCCAGGTCTACCCGCGCCCACATTGCCGGCGCCAGTTCACCGGCGGCAAATGATGGTTGTATCACAAACAGCGGCATTATCGTCTCACCTCGATATAGGACCTGGACTGTTTCACTTCGTCTCGGCCTTCACTCGCGTTATTTCCCCAGGCTGAGGCAATAACCCGCTGGTACATTCCAAGGCAATGTTCCCGCAGCTTAGCATCACCGGCTATCGGTACAGCGAGATCTGCAGCCAGCTTCCATGCCAGCGCGTCAATAAACTGCGGGTCATAAATATTCGGGTCAGTTATTCTTGCCGTGTACTCAAGGTACGCATATTCAATATTACAGAGCACCACACGGCCAGAAGGAGTATTCATCACCACAAACGCGGCCGGTTTTACATCGTTAACCGTCGCTTCGCTGAACACCCGCCGCGCATGCAAGCAGTCGGACGGGTACTGATAAGCATAATCCCAGCCTGGCACGGTTACGTCACTAACTAGCGCTAGCCGGACTATTTTTGATGCAAAATTCCACGGGAATTCGCGTAAAACAGCATTCCTGACAGTGTTAAAAATCAGGTTGCACTGCCGCGCCCCCTGTGACGCCTCAGTCAAAGAATTGATTGTATCGCCGCCGAAACGGGTCAGCGCTATATTGCAGATTTCAACGACGCTGGGCATATGTCCTTACCCCTCCTTAAAGGCAAAGAGGGGCAAGTCACCCTGCCCCTCTCCTCCGTTTTACTTTTACTTCGGTTTCCTCCTCTTGCCTTTGCACCTCGCCACTGGGCGCACCTTCTTTCGCAAAATGCTGGCACTTTTCAATGCCAGGAATATACCCAGTAGTCTCGCCTGGTTCCCAGTACCTGCCGGCAAACGTGCAGGCCCTTATTGCCCTATACAACACTTTAATTCACCTTCACATCAGGCGCCAGAAAAGCATCAAACTTGCCGGCAGTCAGCGGGCCGGTGTCCACGTCGTAATACAGCCGCAGATACCGCTTGGCACCAAGCGGGATACGCACTTTTACCGGTTCAGCGTTCAAAGTAAGCGCCGTTTTGGCAATGGCGCCGCTGTCGTACAATGTAACCGGCGAGCTAAAACTAGATGCAGAGTCAGTCTGCAGTTGGAAGTTTACCGTGGCCGCGCCGGTGGCTGCAGCCGCTTGGCGTACTTGCACAACCAGGAAAAGCTCATTGCCGTAAGCGTCACCGGCAGCGCCAAGGTCAATAATGTTTTGCGATGCGGCCGAGCTAGTCACAGCCTGGGCCGCGGAGAGTTGCAGTTGTTTATCGAGTATCATTCACTTATCCCCCTTTCAGATTAGGCGATCGCCGCTTCGGTGTTCAGTATGGCGTCGCAGCGGCGGACCGGAATGCCGAGGAAACGGGTAACCGTCAGGCCGTTTTGTAGGTCTTGGATGGTCAGCTGGGCATTGGTCTTGTTCATGGCTTTAATTTCCAGGGCGGTCTTAACTTCTTTGTTGCAGTACCATGCTGCCCGGCCCATCCGGACATTAGGTACCTTGTTAACGGCTTTAATCATGAGGTTAATTAGGTTGGCCGAACTATCGCTGGTTTCACCTGCAGTCAATAGGTCAGAAACGTCGATATTGCAGATGCGAACAACATACCGCCAGTCGCGTACGGTCAGGCCGCAATCCCATTTGTAATGGGTGCGATAGCCCTGGTATTTACCGCCATTTGCGTCGATCAAAGTTACTTCGCCAAGGTCATTGTGCTGTAGGCCGGCCTTTGACCCTTTGGGGAAGATGCCATGCACAGTATTTTCACCCCAGACCACCAGCCACAGCGAAGTGTTGTCACTGCCGCTGCCGCCGGCACTGATTACGTTGGCCGAAGTTTCCGCGCCGCTCAAAGAGTTATACCGCGGCGCCAGGCCGACAAACCGCTCAGGATATACCTTGGTGTCGCCATAAAAAACGGTCTTGGCCATCTCTTGGTTCATGGCCTCGATGAATGCGCGGTCTTCAGACAGGCGGAATTCGGCGGTATTGCCGTTAAGGTCAGCCAGGGCTTTATCCACCTCGGCATAAGCCTCAAGCATGCCGCAGGTATCGGTAATTTGTTTAGTGGTGGACTTCGACGGTTGGACGCCGTAGTTCAGCATGCGCCAGGTAGCGCTGGGCAGACCGGTGCGGACCGTGGTCTTATGCCCGGTCGGCAGGTTGCCTTCCACCCAAAGCATGTCCTCAAGCACTTCGTTGGTTTGCGAAAGAAGTTCAACTATCTTGTCAATCTTGCCATTGGCATCAAGGCGTTTAGCCCAATCAGCCAAAGTTAATGCGGTACCGATGGTTGCCATCTACACATTCCCCCTTATTTTTTGATCATGCTAGGATACAAAATTTCCGCCGCCGACTTCGGTGCGTCTTTGCGGCTGCCTTCGATAAAGCCGTCTTCGGAAATGGCTTTGCCGACGTTATAGAAAAACTTGATTACCTCCGGATGGTTACCTAAACCAGTGTTATCAAGCACCTGCCTGAGCTCCGGCGTACCGAATTTGTCCAGTGCCTTCACGGCCACACCGATGTTTTTGTCAAAATCGGCGCCACCGATAACCGGGTCCTTTTTTGCCTGTTCGGCCCAATCCTGTATTTGTTTCTGGAAGGCTTGGACCTGCGCCTGGTACTGTTTTGCGTAAAAATCGACTAGTTTTTGCGCCTGGTCCTGTTTTAAGCCAAGCTCCTTTGCTACTGACTTAAAGTCCGCCGCTATGGCTTGGTCGTATTCAAAACCATCCGGTAAAACAAAATCAGTATACTCAATAGGTTCATGCGTCGGCTTTTCACTTTCCGGCTTCGGCTGTTCGCCCGTGGTCTCAGGCTGTTTTACTTCTTCCGGCTTCTGCTCCGTCCCCGCAACGGTGTTATCCTGGGCGGGAGTTTGGACTTGGCCGTCAGTCAGCATAATCGTCATCCTCCTTCATTATGGCATTGTCTTCTATTTGTAGCTCGGCCTGCTCGCGCTGCATGAGCGCAAACGCTTCAGGCATGGCCTGCATCATGTCGTTGAAAAACAAAAGGCCGAGATTTCTCTGTCCTTCGTTGAAAAACGTGGTTGAATTGCCGGTAAAGCTCGTCCGGAATATCCCGGCCTTGTCAAAAAGCCGCCAGACAAATCGGCGTCCTTCGGCAGTGTTCAGCACCGCCCGCATGTCGTTTAGTTCCCTTTCCCGGATGCGCCTGGCTAATTCCTGTTGCCGTCTGGTGCGTACTTCTACTGTGTTCATTATGTATCACCCATCCCGGTTAACATCGCCAGCGCGTTTTTACCTTCAAGGCTGGTATCTGACAATGTCTTTGCGCCTTGTACAGCGGCCATGGCGTACTGCGCGGCCTGCATTTGCGCCTGCTGCTCTGCCCTAGCTTGGCGAATTTTGGCCACCTGGTCGTCTGATACAATCACGCCGGGCGGCACGCCCAGCATGTCAGCGTACTGGTCGATGGCCTCGTCAAAGTCAATCTTGTCCAGTACGTCCGGCTTGGCGGCAGCAACGCTCTGGGCAAAGACCAGCATTCGTTCAATGCTGGTAGTCCCCACCATCTTCTGTGCCTGGGCCAGCACGCTGATGTATTCCACCTTTAGGTACATTCCCTGGAGCTCTCGGGGCGGCGGCGGGATAAGCCCGTTGCGGTTCATGATACTGAACGTCCGGTCAATGAGCGGGTCCAATAGCTCACTTTCCAGGCGCTCCAGTACCGGCCCTAGCATCAGCAGTTTTTCCTCGTGCCGCTCAGCCACTTCCCGCGCGGTCATCTGCCGCCGGTCAGACTGGGCCAGCATAAGAAATAGATCACTAAAGAACGTCTCCCGGATAGCCTGCTGCACTTCCTGTATGGCCAGCGTTATGCCCTGTAGGTCGGGGTTGATCTGGTAGGTCGGTTTCACGCCGACATGTGACATTGTTTCGTCATGGAATGTCACGCCGCCCGGCAGCAGGTTTACACCACCGGCCTTAAGTACACTCGCCGGCGCCGTCATCGGCGGGTTTACCAGCTTGTCAAGCGCCATAAGCTTATCTTCTTGCATCTTCTGCAGCTGCTTGCTGTCGCCGAGAGCATCCCAGCCGGGGCCCTTGCCGTAAATGTCAGCCCCGACAATGTCCCAGCGCGGCGCCATGACCGGAAATTCATCGAATCCGGAAACACGCAGGTACTTTTCTTCGCTCGTCCCAGCCTCCCAGTACACTGACCTGAATGGCTTGTTGCGCGCGTCCTTGAGGTCATGTATGCGGTCATCATTTGGTTCAATGAGGTGATAAACTTTCACCCAGCGCCCAAGCTGGTTGTTTTCCCAGGCGTTTTTCACCCCCAACGAAACATTGTCTATGCCGAATTCCTGCACCAGTTGGGCCACCGTCATCCAGAGCTGCCTGGCCAGGGCATTTCCCCTAAGGTCCGGCCCCGTGCCTAAAGCATACTCGCCGATGGTAAACGTCCTGCCGCGGATAATATCATCGAAGTCCTCAAGCACTATCATGGCCGCTGTACCAAACGCGCCGACTTCTTCATACACACTGTGCAGGGCGTTATAGATATTCGACATTGAGTAAACCGCCATCATGCGGTTCTGGACCTCATCAAGCCAAAACCTCACTGGAGCAAACTTGGAAAGTTCCGGATCAGCTACACCGAGCTTAAACCAGGGGCGGCTTGGCGATGTGAGACCGCTCATCATGCCGGCGGCCAATACGCGCGCCGCCCGGATGGGCGTGCCGTCAATGATAAAGTTGTCTTTGCGCTCTCCACGGTTAGGGGTGTCGGTAAGGAAGAACCCGCGCCGGGGCAGGATGTACCTGGCTAAGTCCTGCCATGTCGGCTTCCAGGTGTTCTGTTCGTCGAATAGTTCCTTCCAGCGCCGCTCAAGTTTTTGTCTTGTCAGCATAATGCATCACTGCCCCAGCAAAGTCTTGCGCGTCGTTGGCGCACTGCCGAGTCCGCTCCCAACTGTAAGATACGTCGATTGCAAACCTGCTGCAAGCCGCCGCTGGCGTTTGCGTTCATCAACTCGCGCAGTTTTAGCCATTTCGCCTTGCACTTCCTGCATTGTCGGCGCTGGCGGCGGCGCTGGCGGCGCGGCCGGGGGTTTTGGCACCTTGGGGCTGATAAAACACATGCAAATCAACTCCTTCCAAACAAGTCATATTTGGTCTGAGCAAAATACAGGCCGTTTTGCTGGTGACCTGCTAAAGTGGCTTTTGGCATAACCGGATAGGCAAAAGTTAAGGCCAGCGCGTCCGCCAGGTCGGGTGACGCCAGGCCTCGTTTTTTCATGTCTTCTTTGCGTTCAAGTTGAATTTTGCCGGTAGTGGTAAAAGAGTACTGCGGCCCTATGAGGTCATCGCGTAGGTCACTATTGTCCGGCAGCACTCCGCCCTGCTCCAGCCACTCTTTCATCAGACACCACATTTCCGTCCGTTTATTGGCGTATTTCTCGTTGGTGGCTGCCCCGCCGAAATTGACAGCGATCGGATTTCTGCCCATCTGTTTCAGACGGTCGATTACACCGGTTCCCCATCCAACATCGATAAATATTGCATCGGTCTTATACTCATCTTCATACTGGGCAACCAGCCCGGCCAGCGTCATATTGTCTATGCCGCACCAAGTACCGAGAAGTTTGCTCATCAGCCCCTGGCGCAAGAAAACAGCTGACCTATCGTCACCGTACCAGGCGACGTCAACACCCAAAATTTTGGGCGCGTGGCCGTATTGGTCCTGCCTGAGATACTTGCCCATTCGCCGCTCTACCAAATCAAGCGGTATGAGCTGGACAATGCTGGCGCGTGGAAATTCGCCAAGCACACGCACGCGGTAAACATCGCTATCCTCGCCGTACTCGCGCGCTACGTCTTGAACATAGGACGGGTCAACAAGCGGCGAATCAAGACATGAGAACTGTAACCGTGTCCAGTTGTCACGGTTTTTGTGGTGGCTGGCGTAAAAATAGCCGGTCAGCTGTGTCGGGTTGGCGCACATGACAACACGGGCCGACGGCGTAGACAGGGCACCCCGGG